ACCCGCGGCTCGGACACGCCGGATCTGATCGTCATGTCCGACGACTACTTCGCGTTCTACGAGCAGTCGCAAACGTCGCTCAAGCGCTATGCGCCGCAAGACAATGGGCAAGGCGGCATGGTCTCGATGAAGTACAAGACCGCTGACGTCTTCTTCGACAGCTCGGGCGGCATCCCGGCTCAACACGCGTACTTCCTCAACACGGATTTCCTCGAAATGGTCGTTCATCGTGACGCCAACATGGATATGCCGGAGGAACTGCGCAGCGTGAACCAAGATGCTGTCGTGATGCCGATCCTCTGGCAAGGCAACCTCGTGTGCTCGGCGCGGTTCCTGCAAGGCGTCCTCAAGGCGTAAGGAGAACGACATGACTACCGCAGCAACTCAGTACCCCCTGATCGGCTCGCAACCGGTTGGGAATTTCTTCACGCCGGACAACATCAAGCGTCATCCGCTCGGTGCGCAAATCACCTTCGACGATCCCTATTGGGGTGGTGGCGAAGCGATGTATCTCGCCATTCCGACGTCGACCGCGCTGAAGGTGGGCGAAGTCGTCGTTTGGGACGTCAATAACTCGGTGATCGACGTACCGAATACGGCGAACCTCGGCATGCCGATCGCCTTGGCGCTGAATGCCAATAACTCGGACGCCAACAACGTTCAGTACGGCTGGTTCCTGATCTCCGGTCAAGGTGTCGCTCTCTCGACGGCAAGCGTTGCTGCCGCCGCTCAGATCGGCATCGCAGCCGCGGGCAAGCTCGGCGCAGTCGCGGCCGGCAAGCAGATCCTGAACTGCCGCGTTGAGGCTCCGGCGACGACTACCGTTGCGAAATCGAACACGCAGACCACCAACGGTTCGCCGTTGCTGCGCGTTGCGAACGCAGATGGCTGGTTTGTTGGCATGGCGTTGAGCGGTACGGGCATTCCGGCATCGACGGCGGTCGGCGCAATCTCGGCTGATGGTCGCACCGTGACGATGGTTCAAACCGGTACTGCGACGGCCCAGAACGCAACGGCAAGCGGTTCGGTCACGGTGACCGGCACGTACAACGACGGCACGAACTTCTGGAACGTGCTAGCGATCAACGCGCCGTTTGCGCAGGGCCAAATCACGTAATCCCTGCTGTCTCCTTGGGGATCTTTCGCGGCGCATTCCTTCGGGTCTGCGCCGCGCTTTTTGGAGGGTTGAGAAATGCCTGAAGACGTCAAAGAAGACGGTTCGCCGTCGAGCACGGAGCCGGCCCAAGCCGTAGAACAGCCGGGGGAAGCATTCGCCGATGCGTCGGATGCGGCCGCGTCATCTCCCGTCGAATCGGTCTCTGTAACGCTTGCCTACACCGACGCTGGGTCGTCGCAACCCGTCGAAAGTTCGCCCGCTGAGCCTCTTACTTTCGAGCAGAGGGTAGAGCAGCGTTTCATGCAGGTCGAAGCATTCATCGTGAAGCTGCCGTATTCGATCGCTCATGCGCTCCATCAAGGCAGCGGTAGCGTCGAAGAACTCGCGCAACGTGCAATTGCGCATCTGTTTGGCAAAGACAAATAACGGATCAATCCAAGGAGAACGCCATGAACGAACTGACGCTTCAGCAAAAGGGTAGTCGCCCGCATATCCGCTTCGAACCGCGGCCGATCGAGGATCGTGAGGCCTCGATTCAACAGGGCCGAAAGGTCTACAAAGACATCGACTGGGTGATCATCACTCCGCCGGGTGGCAAGGATGTTCGCGAAGACCATGCGGAAGCATGGCTCGCAAAGATCGAAGCGCAATCTCAAGTCGGCCAGTACGACTATGAGTGGGTAGATGCGTTCAGGAAGATGTATGCGATGTACAAGGACGGCAAGGAGATGCCTGAAAACGGTACGCCGCTTCGCATGTGCGTCACGCTCTTTTCGCCGGCCGAGATTCAAAACTGCCTCGCGGTCAATGTGCGCACGCTAGAAGATCTGGCGAACGCGAACGAAGAAGCGATCAGCCGGCTTGGTATGGGCGGACGTGCACTGAAAACTCGCGCACAGACGGCGCTGTCGACAGGTGAGGGGAAGGAGTCGGCCATGCGTGTCGAGGCGCTGGAAGTCGAAAACGCATCGCTCAAGGATCGTGTGTCCGATCTCACGGCTGTCGTCAACGAACTCCGCGAACAGATGGCGACGATGGTCCCGGCCGAGCAACGCCGCGGCCCCGGCCGTCCTCCGAAGCATCAAGAAGGAGCGTGACATGCAGAAATACCAGAACAACGTCATTTTGAGCCCCGGCGGGATTGCGGTCCCGAATGCAAGTGTTCTGGTGACCAACTATCCGAGTGGCACAACGGCGACGATCTATTCCGACAATGGAGTAACCGTCGCCGCAAACCCGCTCACGACCGATGCCAATGGAGCCTTTGGTTTCTATGCGGCAGACGGGCATTACCAACTCCAAATCAGCGGGAATGTAAATGGTGTTGCGATTACGCCGGTGACGGTGAGCGACGTCCTGTTGGTCGACGTTCTTCCCGGCGATCTCTCAACTTCGTTGCCTGCTAACTCCGGTCAACTCTGGAATAACGGCGGCGTCATCTCGGTTTCCTGACATGTTCAAACGAATCCTCGTCGCGGCCCTGTTGTGGCCGCTGCTGGCGCTCGGCGGTACATATCCGACCCCCACCTTCCAGAACGTGACGGTTCTTGGAACATTCACCTCAACGGGGAGCATTGGGCTTCCTAGTTTGGTGGCGCAGGCGGCCAATACGGTCGTAGCGAACGTCACGGGATCTAGCGCTTCGCCTACCGCAGTGCCATTGCCGAGCTGCAGCACGTCCAACAGCGCGCTTCAGTACACCAGCGGTGTCGGGTTCTCGTGTGGGACAGCATTTGCCCTGACGACAGGAAATCTGAGCCAGTTCGCGTCTACGACTTCGGCTCAGTTGGCTGGTGTCATTTCTGACGAGACAGGAACCGGGGCTCTTGTATTTGCGAATAGCCCGACATTCTCCGGGACGATCGGCGGAAACATTTCGTTCTCCGGCACGCTCACTCCGTCTCAGACGAATGGTATTGTCGGAACCACTACAAACAACAACGCGAATGCCAGCAGCGTCGGCGAATATCAAACTGCTACATCTTCTAGTACAGCTCTTACAACAGGCGTCAATACGAACCTTATATCGCTCAGTCTGACAGCTGGGGATTGGGACGTTAGCGGTGTAGCTCAAATCGCTCCCGCCGCATCCACAGTTCTGAATTCGTGGGTTGTAGGGATATCGACGACCTCCGGTGCGTTTGGACCGGTCGGCACCTATGTATCGCCTGCCTATTCGACTACGGGGACTGGGCAAACCACGGGCAGTCCGATGGTGAGAGTTTCTCTATCTTCGACAACAACAGTTTACTTGGAGGTTATCGCGAATTTCACGACTAGCACGCTCAACGCTACTGGATTTATAAGAGCACGGAGAGTCAGATAATGGCAATAACCGCGACGGCAATTCTCGTCGAAGTAGATTTCAATGGATCTACTGGTAATGGCCCTGTAAACGTGGATGGACTTAATGCTGGGGACGTGATGTTGCGTTGTGTGCCCAATGGCTTTACGGATGGGTTCGAGCCAGTAGTTTCCGTATCTGGACAGATCCAGCAAAACGCAAATCTGGATTGGTCTACCGTCCATTTCACTGCATACTTGTTGCGAGGCGTGTGATGCCTATCGTCGTCCAGCCAGTAACAGGATCAGTTTCCTGTTTGTCGATAATTCAGGACGTGGCGGAGCGCCTGAATATTCCCTCGCCGAGTGCTGTGGCGACGTCTACCGATCCGGCAATTCGTCAATTGCTCGCCCTTTCGAACAAGGAAGGGGAATGGTTGGCTAACAAGAACTGGCAGGCTCTCACGCAAGAAGCGAGCTTCGTGACGGTTGCGCAGGAAAATCAGGGTTCTCTCGCGACGATCGCTCCGTACATGAAGAACATCATTAACGACACTATGTGGAACCGCGATCTGCGGCGACCGGTGTTCGGGCCAATGACTGCGCAGCGGTGGGAGCAGTTGAAGGCGATGGTGATGCAAGGTCCGTGGAATCAATTTCAGATCCGCGGTGGGAACATTCTGTTCATTCCCGTCCCTACGCCGGGACAGCACATCTGGTTTCAGTATACGTCTCGCAACTGGTGTCAGTCTGCGAGTGGCATGGGGCAAATCAAGTTCCTTGCAGATAACGATACATTGGTGCTGCGTGACGATCTGTTCAAACTCGGTCTCGAATGGCGTTGGCGTAAGGCGAAGGGTCTCGAATACGCGCAAGACTTCGTGGACTACGAAGATTTCCTGCAGAACTGTCTCGCGACGGATGGCACGAAGGATGTCATCAATATGGGAGACGTAAAGTACGACATCTATCCCGGCATTCTGGTGCCGAGCGGGTCGTGGGGAGCGTAACGCAAATGATGCGTCGTCCAGTCATCGCTCCGCGGCGCGGTCAAGCATCGCGGACGGTCAGCGTGTCGGCCCCCATTGGTGGATGGAATGCTCGCGACTCGATCGCGCAAATGCCGCCAGAAGATGCAGTGATTCTGACGAACTGGTTCCCCACTCCTTCCACTGTGGTGCTTCGGCAAGGATCGACGAATTGGGCTACCGGGCTCGGCAATCAGGTCAATTCGATCATGCCGTACAACCCGGCTGGTGGTCCGGGGAAACTGTTCGCGGCGGCCGGCGGTTCAGTGTTCGATGTGACGAGCGCAGGCGCAGTCGGATCGCCAGTCATTTCGTCGCTGTCTAGCGATAAGTGGAAGTATGCAAACTTCGCGACTAGCGCCGGGCCATTTCTCGGAATGGTTAATGGGTCGGACGGCTATTACGTCTACAACGGGACCTCGTGGCAGCAGGTGACGTCTGGATCTTCTCCCATCTCGATTACTGGTGTTGATCCGACTACCCTGTCTGACGTAGTAATGTTTGCTCAGCGGCTCTTCTTCATCCAGAAGGGATCTCTGAACGTCTACTACCTGCCGGTATCGAGCGTTGGCGGCGCTGCCACATTGTTCCCGATGCAATCGCTTTTCCCGCGTGGTGGACAGCTCATTGCGATGGGAGTATGGACGGTAGACGGTGGGTATGGGATGCAGGACTACCTGTGCTTTGTGACGAGCGAAGGTGAGATCGCAGTCTACCAAGGTACCGATCCGTCGCAGGCTACTACATGGTCGAAGGTCGGTGTCTATCAGGTCGGAAACCCGATGGGGAACCGCTGTTTCATGAAGTATGGCGGCGATCTTCTTTACATCGGCAAAGACGGCCTAGGTCCGATCTCGCGTCTGTTGGCTTCGTCTCGGGTTAATACACAGGTCGACCTCAGCTACAAGATTCAAACCGCTATTTCGGCGGCCACGTCTGCTTACGCGTCCAATTTTGGATGGGATCTTGTCCTTCATCCGACTGCGAATGCCCTGATCCTCAACGTGCCGATTGGGCTAGGGCAACAACAGCAATACGTGATGAATACCATCACGGGCGCATGGAGCAATTTCACCGGCTGGCCGGCGAATTGCTGGGCTCGCTTCAATGATGCGATCTACTACGGTGGGAATGGTGTAGTGGTGCATGCGTGGACGACGGCGAATGACGACAACGGCGGTCAGATAGTCGCCGAAGCGCTTCCTGCCTTCAACTACTTTGGGACCAGTCAACTCAAAGAGTGGACGATGGTCCGACCGATCTTCCAGTCGAGTGGAACGCCGGGAGTATCCCTTGGGTTAAACGTCGATTTCGATACTACCGCTCCGACGTCCACGCCGAGCTTTTCCGGCCAGAGCGGCGCTCTATGGGATCAGGCTTTGTGGGATCAGGCGCAATGGGGCGGCAGCCAGCAGATGATCAAGAACTGGCAGACGGTCGCCGGTGTCGGCTATGCCGCGGCAATGCACATGAAGGTAAGCGCACTTGACGTGCCAGTTTCGTGGGTGAGCACGGACTACCTGATGATGGACGGAGCGGTCCTCTGATGAAGCGCATCGTATGGGGCGAACGCGAGCGCGTGATCGACTTTCTGTCGTCTCGCGTGGATGCAGAGCGATTCGGTCCAGATGTGCAAGGCATTGGTCTTGAAACTGACGGTGAACTGGTTGCCGCAGTCGTTTTCGAAGGTAAGTCGGGGGCCAACATTCTGATGCATGTTGCATCGAATGGAACTCGCCATTGGATGACACCGGCCTATATGGCGGCATGTTTTCGCTATCCCTTCATTCAGTTGGGATGCAACCGTATTACCGGCCTTGTGCGGGCCGACAACATCGATGCACAACGCTTCGATGAGCACTTGGGGTTCAAGCGTGAAGGACAACTCCGCGCGGCTTGCACCGATGGAATGGACTTGATCGTCTACGGCATGCTGAAAAGCGAGTGCCGTTTCATCGAAGGCAAATACCATGCGGCACTATTGGCTGACATCCGACGCGCCGGACTTGCCGGCTAACGCGTTCCGTCGCGCGCTCGGCCGGAATCGCCCGGCAACGCTTGAAGGTGGAGGGAAGGGCGGTGATGCTCCTTCCGCTCCTGATCCGTGGCAGACGGCTCTCGCGACCACCTTTACGAACCAACAGTCAGCAGCCTTTAACAAGGCGCTGAACCTCAACAATTATTCGAATCCGTTTGGGTCTCAGACGTCCACGCAGATCGGGAAAGACCCAACAACGGGCGCGCCGATCTACGGCACGAACATTACAGCCAATCCTCAACTTCAGGGAATGCTGAATGGGCTGTTGGGACAGGTAGGCCAAAGCGGGGCCATCAATCAGAATGCAATGACTGGCCTTGGTGGCCTCAACAGCCAGTACCAAGGGCTCAACGACGCTCTGTCTGCCCTGCGTTCGTCGATCAGTCCGCAAGCTGCGCAGCAAGCCCAACAGCAAGGGCAGAATGCCGCGTACGCCGCACAGACTCAGTATCTCGATCCGCAGTTCTCCCAGCAGAAAACGTCCCTTGATGCTCAGCTCGCCAATCAGGGCTTGACGCCCGGTTCGGAAGCGTACAACAACGCTCAGAACAATTTCGCGTTGCAGAAGCAGCGCGCCTATAGCGACGCTGCGAATCAGTCCATTCTCACCGGTTCCCAGATCGGAACGCAGAATCTTCAGAACCAACTGGCGAACCTTCAATCACAGTCGGGTCTGCTCGGGATGATGGGCTCGAATCTCGGCCAGCAAGCGGGCCTGTACGGTCAGCAAGTAGGCATCGGTCAGACGCCGTATTCGAACCTGCAAACGATCGCCCAGATGATTCCGGGCTATACCGGAACCGGTCAGGCTGCCGCTGCACCTGCGGATATCGCGGGATATATGAACAACGCGTATCAAGCCAAACTGGCCGGCTATAACGCCAATCAAGCAAGTGCCAATTCGGCCCTAGGCACTGTTGGTATGTTGGGTGCAGCTGGCGCTCTGGCGATGGGGTTCTAATGAAGAATTCGGATCACCTTTTGCTCGTCGTGCGCGACGTAATGGCGCAATGGCCTAGCGTCGATCTGATGAATCGCTCGACGTTCGTGAACAATTTGATCTTCTTGCACCGTCTCATTCTTGCGAGCGAAGACCTGCTGGAAGATTCGATACCCCGATCCGAAGGTGAATTGCGAGAATACTACGCCGACCATCTTGAGGAAGAACGTAGCCATGATGACTGGTTGGCATCTGACCTTTCCTCGATCGGAATCGACGTGTCCGCATGCGCCTTTCCGTCTGAAGCAGTGGCAGCCGTTGGCACGCAGTACTACTTGATTCGTCACGTTGATCCGTGCGCATTGCTTGGCTATATGGCAGTTCTTGAGTGCTTCCCGATGCCGAATGAAAAGCTGGAACAGCTCGAAGCGAAGCATGGAAAGGAGCTATGCAGAACGCTTCGCCATCATAGCGAGCACGACATCGAACATGGTGCGAAGTTGCTCGACCAGATAAACCGACTCAGCGAAAGACAGTTTCCTCTCGTAGTGCAAAACGCAGTCCAGACGGCCATCTACATCGGATCGGCCATTTCCAAATTCGAGGTGCAATGATGGCCGGAGCAAGCCCGTTTGTGCTGCCTCAGTTCCAAGGCAGCCTCTATGATCTTCAGCGGCAGCAAGCCCTTGCAAATGCGCTGATGGAACGCTCGCTTACGCCGACTCAAGCCCCGGTCGGTGCTGCCGTGGGACCGTATCAAGTCCAGTCACGCATGTCTCCGCTGGCTCCCATCTCGCAGCTCGGCCAAGCATTGCTTTCGGCGAAGATGGGTGGGCAGGCAGCGCAAGGGCTCAACAGTCTCGGTCAGCAGCAATGGGGTGCATTGACGAGCATGCTTGGGGGAGGTGCTGGCATGCAGTCCCCACAGCTCGTCCCCGGCTCCGCAGACGCTGGGGCCGGGGTCGGATATGACGCTTCGTCTGATGCAGGCATTCGGCCGCTATCAGCCTCAGCAGGCTCCGCAGGCACCCCTAACCCCATCGCTGGGAATGATGGGGGGAATGGGTATCCAGCCTCCGGAAACGCAGCCGTCGCTGGCAACGCTGCTGGGTCTAACGGGTTCAATGGCGGGGTAGGCTCGTCTCCGCTGAATCCGCTTGGAATGAATCCCGGCATGGCGGCGATGATGATGATGCAGTCTCCTGACAAGTACTGGGAGACGCAGGCGACGGCATACAAACCGGCTGAGATCGTTCAGCAGATCCGCGCCGCTGGCATTGATCCGAACAGCGCACTGGGTCGCCAGATCGCGCAGCAGTCCATCGCGAAAGCGAACTATATTGCGCCGACGTCGCTGCGTCCGGGTGGCTTTATGTACGATCCCATGTCAGGATCGATGCAGCAGCTTCCGAATGTCCCGGAAGGATTTACGGCTGTCCGCGGCCAAAATGGGCAATGGCAGATCGTTCCTGTGCAAGGTGCTTTGGATGCCATGGGAGCGTCTGCGGCAGCAAAAGCAGGAGGCAGCGCTCAGTATCAACTCCGGGAAGTGTGGGATCCGAATTACATCGATCCGGCGACTGGACAAAAGGGGGGCTTCGTTCAACAGAGCGTCGCGAACGTGGCGAATGCCGCCAATGGAGCAGCCCCCAACGCCCCTCTCGGTATCCGGAACAACAATCCCGGAAACCTTCGACCGGGCGGCCAGTTCGCTCAATATCCGGACATGGAGACAGGGCTTCGGAAGCTCGATGAGAACCTTCAGTCGTATGGGAAGCAGGGCATTAATACGCTCGCAGGCGTCATTTCGAAGTGGGCCCCCCCGAGCGAGAACGATACGCAGTCGTACATCAAGGATGCTGCGAGTCGACTAGGCATCTCGCCGAATCAGAAAATCGACCTGTCGAATCCCCTTGTGCGTCAGTCGATCGCTACTGCAATTGCTTTGCGTGAGAATGGCCCGCAAGGTGTGTTTGGCGGCGGTAATGCTGCGCCCCAGACCAAGCAAAGCGGTCCGATGGCTTCTCAAGCGCCGGCCGGTTTCGTGAAGGGTCAAGAGGATTTGCAGGGTGATCTCACGAAGAAGTGGGGTGCCTTGAACGAGGCGAACTCTCAAGCTCAGAATACGATTTCGTATCTGCAAAACATCCATGATCTCGCGTCGAAGGCTGCTCTCGGCCAACAGTCCGATAAGCTGAATTTCATCAACGGGTTGTTGTCGCTCGCTGGCAGCGAAAAGGCGACCGACATGGTGACGGCCAATAACCTGCTCGACAAGTACAGCAACCAGATTGTTGCTCGCCTCGGAACCGGTGGGCTCGGAACCGATGCCGCTCGTTCGATCCTTCAGTCGGCCTATCCGAATGCTCACATGACGAAGGGAGCAATCGACGAAGCGGTTCAGAACCTCGTCGGAGCAAGCCAGATGACGCAGGCGAAAGCTCGTCTGTTGCAAGGCGATTACAACTCCCGCAATCCGCAGGCATACAACCAGAAGGAGATGATCTTTGACCAGAACGCGGATCCGCGCATCTGGCAATACAAGAACATCTCGGATCCGAACGCACGTAAAGCGTTTGCGAAGGAGGTATTGCAGCAAGATCCGAACTTCGGCGCAAAGATCAAAGCCCTTGAGGGTATCGGAGCATTGTGATGGCAAGTCTCGCCGATCAGTTTGCAAACGATGTTGGGAATGCCGCTGGAAAATCAGCATCGCTTTCTGCTCAGTTCGCTGCGGATGCTGCGGCGCCCCCGATCGCTACAGCCCCCGTCCCATCTCAACATTCGTCCATGCTTGATCAGTTGGGCCATCAACTGGGGTTGACAGCGCGCGCTGGGGTTACAGGGATTACAGCTCTTCCAGCGATTATTGGCGATGCGCTGAATTCGGGCGTCAACCTCGGTATCAATGGCATCAATGCTATCGCCGACACGCACATTCCACAGCTTCAGATGCCGTCGCAACTGGTCCAACAAGGTATGAATGCGGTTGGGGTTCCTCAGCCGCAGAATTCAACCGAGCGGATCGTGCATAGTGCGGCAGCCGCAATGGCTTCGGCACTAACTTCGAAGGGAATCGGCGGCATTTTATCTCTATCTGAATTGCCTATCGCAGCAGCTGTAGGGAATGGATTACAGGCGGCTCCAGGCATGCAATTGTTAGGAGCGGCCGGCGGCGGCGCCGGCTCCCAAGGCGCCGCAGAGCTCGGCTTGAATCCGTGGTGGCAACTTGCGGGTGGAGTTCTTGGTGGCGCTGCAGGCGTTGCAGCTGGATCCGGTCTGACAGCTGCGGCGCGCGGAGTTAGCAATATTGCAACTCGCGCTACTCGTCCTCCTATGAGCGCTCCCGCTGCGGCAGCAAAGGCTGAAATTGGAGTTGATCGCGCGATTAGCGAGTTGGGGCCGCAAGGTGCAGCGCAATACTCGCAGGCAGAGATCGACCCTCTCAAACAAGCCGTAGCGCAACAGATTCAACAGTTCCCGGACGTCAGTCCAGCTGCAGCTGTTCGTGCGCAGGATTTCCGTAATCTCGGTATTCAGCCGACTCTCGGACAGATTACGCGTGACCCTATGCAATTCGCCCAAGAGGCAAACATTCGAGGCGTTCCGGGAGTTGGAGAGCCGCTCACGCAGCGCTTCAATGCTCAGAACACGCAATTGCAGAACAATTTGTTCGGTCTTTCAGGACGACCTGCTGATTCGTTCACCGCTGGCACGCAATTGCAGCAAACGCTTCGCTCGATCGATGACCAAATGTCAGGTCAGGTCCGGGCAGCCTATGAAGCTGCGCGCGCTTCTACCGGGAAGAACCTTGACGTGCCGTTGCAAGGAGTCGCTCAAGACTATGCTCAGGTATTGAATGACTTCGGCGACAAGGTGCCGAGCGGGGTACGCAACAATTTCAACCAGCTTGGCTTGATGAGTGGAACGCAGCAGAAGACGTTCTCGATCGAGAATGCCGAAAACCTGCTGAAGGTGATCAACGACAACCAGAGTAACGACCCCGCAACAAACGCTGCACTCGCTCGGCTCCGCACCAGCGTGAAGAATGCGATCCTCTCCGCCGACGATCAAGGCGGGGTCTATGCTCCGGCCCGCGCTTTGGCCGCTCAGCGATTCGCGCTACATGAACAGGTTCCGGCTCTTGAAGCCGCGGTGAGCGGATCGGTCGCGCCAGACGATTTCGTACGTCGCTTCGTGACGAATGGCAGGACAAACGATGTGCTAGCACTTGCGGGACTGCTGAAGCAGAACAATCCGGCTACGCTGACCGAGATGCGCAACCAAATTGGAGGGCAACTCGCGCAAGCTGGGTTTGGGGCTAACCCGGCAGGAGACGCGAAGTTTGGACCGGTAGCCTATGCGAATGCGCTTCGCAATATGGGCGACACCAAGCTTGGAGCCTTCTACACGCCAGAAGAGATAGCGCAGTTGCATACGATCGGACGCGTTGGGGGCTACATCAACAGCTTCCCGAGCGCGGCACCCGTGAACACGTCGAATACAGCTTCAGCGATTACCGGGCTGCTGGGAACCGGGGTGAAGAAGGTTCCATATATCGGTCCGCTCATTCAAGGTGCACAGAACCGCGCTTTCGTTCAACGAGCACTGGCTGCGTCTCTGGCAAATGCCCGCGGCGCTCCGACGCCGACTTATCCAGCCCCGGCAAATGCGCTAGCGGCCGCGTTGCTTCGCGCGCAGCCGCCGAATGGCGGTAATGGCTCCCCGTAAGCCGTGGTAGATGGCGATTGAACCCAAAGGCGCAAGCGCGATGATTGCCAGATTAAGATTCATGTTTGAACCCTCAAAGGGCCGCACCAAGCGGCCTTTTTAATTTGCAGGAGTCTAATTATGCCTCGCAATGGAAGCGGAACCTACCAGCTCCCGGCAGGTAACCCGGTCACTACGGGAACGACCATCTCATCGTCCGGATGGGCCAATCCTACATTGGCCGATATCGCCTCTGCTCTGACGGCGTCGATCGCTGTTGATGGCCAGACTGTTCCTACAGCAAATCTTCCGATGGGGAACTTCCGTCATCTGAATGTCTCCAGTGGGCAGAACACAAACGAATATGCGACGGTCGGTCAGATTCAGACAGCAGGATTTCAACTGCTCGGCAGCAATGCCGGGGAGATAAATACATCTCAGCAAATCACTACAAGCAAAGGTGTGGCATCGAATGGATATGATTCCGGGGGCGCCAATTTCAGGGCGACTGCTGGTGGCTATGGAGCGTTTCTGCGCATTGATGGTTCCAGCGTATATCTTCTGCAAACCGCATCGGGAAGCCCAGACGGTACCTTCAATAATTTTCGCCCGTTTCATTGGTCTCTTACGAACGGGGCCGTAAATTTAGACGACACAGGGGCCGGTGTTACGTGTGGCGGAACTCTTACTGCAACCAACCTTACGGGCTCGTCTGATGAGCGCTTGAAGGAAGATTGGCGTCCGATGGATCGGGAATTTCTAAATCGCATGGCAAAAGTTCTGCACGGGACTTTCTCGTGGAAAGAAGACGGAACTCGAAGCGCTGGTGTTGGTGGCGCTTCCCTACGTGAAGCATTTCCGGAAGTCGTGCACGAAGACGCAAGGGGGATGCTGTCGGTCGCGTATGGACATGCAGCGCTGGTGACAGTTCTTGAACTCATCCCAATCGTTTTGCGGTTACTCGATGCAGCAGGAGAAACGCCGTGACTCTCCCCGCATCCTTCCCTATGTCCATGTCCCAGATCGCTGCGGAGCTTGGCCTTTCTCTCCCCCTTTCTATTAATCATCCGTGGGTAATTGCTCTTGCCGGCAAATCAGGATTGCCGGTGAGCTTCAGCGATTTGCTTGGGCAGACCGGGACTGCCACTGGAAACGCCACAGCAACATCCGGCGGCGGTGGTATCAACGCCCCGTTTTCGTCTCCGTGGTTTCGAGGCCAAATTTTTCAGATTGGAGCCACTACGGGTGGCGCTCCGGGGTTTACGGTGTACATCAATTTCAGCGTTGCTCCGAACTGGAACGGCAACATTCTTCTGAAGAACAACACTACTGGCGGCTCCATAGTTCTTCCTAAATTGAACTCGACCGCGTGGCAAATTAACAGCAATCCGGGGAACATCGTCCGCGCTGGATTTACCGATAACTTCACGATTCAGCCTTCTAATTAACGGGGATTCTATGGATCAGCACATGGCAGAAATCGCGGAACTGCGTAAGCGCGTCGATGTGCATCAGGAAATCATCACTCGACATGATACGCACATCGCTCGTCTGGACGAGCTTATGACCGAGCTTCGGGAATCCCTTGCGACGAAGGAAGACATTGCAGGATTGCGATCAGACCTTCGGGAACGCCTTGATCGGGACGAGCTACTGGATGAACGGCTGGATCATTACCGCCAGCGAATCGTGGATCTTGAGGCGCAACGCGCGGCCTCAGTGAGTGCCAAGGAGAATCGCTTCAACAGGCGCATGAGCTGGGCGATGGTCGCTCTCTTTGTGGGGGAGCTGATTCTAGGCTGGATGGGGATGCGCCGTGGGTGAAAAGCTCTTGCAGGTCTACTTGACCCTCCGTAACCCGCGGAACTTCCTCATCCTGCTCTGCGATTTACATCGCGAGCGCTCTAACTGCGCACTTCGGCTTCGGGCTCGACGCGGACCTTGGGATGACGAACTTCATCCTGTCCGTTGAAGCATCGACGGCCGGCGCGGTGCTCATGATGATAGCCGAGGAATCGGCACGCGCAACGGCAGAAATGCTCAGAACGGCGCTCGAAATCTTGAAGGAGGTTCGTCAATTGACGCGCACGTTGGACAAGACGCTCAACGGGGTCCTTCTCATAGCTGAGGCCCAGCGAGATACGCTTCTCGACCAACGTACTCTCCTTCAGGCGCTGAAGGAGGGCGATGAGCGCATCCTAAAGGCTATCGTCCGGGAGGAATGATGAGCAGCTTCGATAATGCCTTCGATGCCTTGATGGTTAACGAAGGAGGGTACTCGAATAACCCGAAAGATCCCGGCGGCGAAACCATGTGGGGGATTACGGCGCGAGTCGCCAGAGCAGCAGGATACACCGGACCAATGCGCGATCTTCCTCGGGATACGGCAAAAGCGATCGCCCGAAAGCTCTACTGGGATCCGCTGCATCTCGATTCGTTCGATCCGCGAGTCTCGTTCCAGATCTTCGACACCAACTACAACGGCGGCCACACCGTGATCTGGATGCAGGGAGCAGCCGGAGCGAAGGTCGACGGCATCATGGGTCCAGCGACAATTGCCGCAGTGCAATCCACCGATCCGCTCAAGTTCATCCTCCGCTTGAATGGGCTTCGCCTCAACTACTTAACGTCTCTCTCGACATGGCCGAACTTCGGCCGCGGCTGGACTCGCCGGGTCGCAAACAACCTCACGAAAGGAGCTGCATGATGCCTCTGCTTCCGATTGCGCTGGCGCTCACTCAGTTTGCGCCGATGATTGCTGGATGGCTTGGCGGTCCTAAAGCCGAAGACGTCGCTACGAAGGTCGTCAATGTCGCGCAGGCTGTGACAGGTCAATCGGCCCCCGACGCCGCCCTTGCTGCCATTCAGGCAGATCCGAATCTTGCGCTGCAATTCCAGAAGGCCGTACTCGATCAGCAAGCACAACTTGCCGAAACGGCGGCTGAAGTTGCGAAAGCTCAACTAGAGCATGACACTGCTCTGTATCAAGCTGCGGCAGCGGATCGACAAAGCGCACGGCAGATGGCAATTTCCATGCATGACGTAACGCAGCGCAACCTTGCATATCTGTACACAGCCGGCCTCTTTGCTGCTATCGCGACGCACTTCTACATCGTGATTGCCAAGATTCCGGTAGAGCCGGTAACGCTCACCATGCTTGGACAAGTGGAAGGCGTCCTGACAGCTATGGTTATTGGTTCGAAAGAGTTCTTTTTTGGATCTACCAGCGCTGGAACTAAGCAGGCGCAAGCTATCACTGAATTTGCCGTGTCTCCCGGGAGTGTCACATCAGTCGATACGAAGGCGGCGAATTCTCCTTCGCGTTCATAACACCTTGTCAAGTTATTGATTTTACTGGACGCAAGCTACCTAGTTTGACTAGGCATTTTTGCGTCCTATTTCTGCTGCAAAGTATTGAGACAAAACGTAAAATCGTCGCCTGTGGCAAGGTACAACGCTTACTTACCCGATCGGCCTAAAACCCTTGCTGCGTAAGGCTCGTTCAAAAAGTGTTCAAAATTCGTTCATAACACCTTGACGCGAATCGGCTCGATTCCTCGCGGATCGGCATAGATCCGGGCCGACTGGTCGCTCAGGTGCCCAAGGAGCGCCTTGGTGTCGACGTTGCCCTGTTTCTCGTACAAGCGCTTCGACAGACTGCGGATTTCGTGGAACGTCGGCGCTCCTTCATCGGGTATTTCTGCCAGCTTCCTAGCCTTCAAGAACGCAGCCGAAAGGGCGTCAGCCGTCACACGGTCGCCTTTCATGGTCTTGCCTTTCTGGCGTACATGGTGGATCAGATAGGGGCTGACGACTCCCGTCGATCGGCATTCCCGAATCACGTCCATCAACGATTTCCCGACCGCATCCATGCGAAGAGCCACCGGGATCTCGATCTCTACGCCGGTCTTCTGCCGATGCACCCGCGCGAAGTCTCCGTGTACGCATCGGCGCGGCCAGTTAGCGCAGGTCGATCGATCCTGACCTGAAACGAGTGCGAGCATCATGGCCCGTTGCAGCCATTCGTTGACCTTCGGCGCAACCTCATAGATCTCCATGAACTGCTCGAACGTCAAACGGCCGCGCCTCACGACCATCTTGATAGACTCGGTGTTCATTGCCGGGTTATGCTCCATCAGCCCGAGTGATGTGCCGCGGCGACAAACTGCTACCGCGCGGGCTCGAAGCTGACGAGCGAGGGCTATCTTCCCTTCAGCCTTCTTAGCTTCGAGCATATCGGCGATGTGCTTCGTCTTCAGGTCTGAGCAGAGAATAGAACCGAGCTTCGTCGCGATGATCCTGTCGAGCTGCCGATTCAGCTTCGCCGTTCCTTTTGTTGCCGACACCGGCATTTTCGTCAAAAGGTCTTCGATGGTCGCATCAGACGTCGAAATCCGGTCGGACAGCGATTTCGCCTCCTTTCCGGCAGCTACCTTTGCATTGGCCTCGACAGCTTCGTAGATCGCTTGTTCGATCGGGATGCGGCCCAGTGCGTAGACCTTCTTGTCTCGCGGATCGCGATAGACGTAGTAGCCCGGCCGAGGCTCGTGAAGATTCGGCGGGAAGTGCGCTCGTTTCCTGATTCTCGGTCGGGCAGCCATCATGCGATCCTATGGACGAGACGAGGGCGCGCAGTGGGGTCTTGATACACTGCATTTTCTTCAACGTAGTACGCATTTCCGACGATGATCGGAGCCGGGTAAATCTTCCCCTCCTTGATCCAGCGTCGAGCCGTCCGCATTGCGGGTGCCGGACTGAACTCCCGCGCAAGCCAATCGCTCAGTCTGATCTTCATCTCTCCACTCCTTCCAGCTAATCTCTAGTATCCGTTGCAAGACTTCGGTCACTTAGCGCATCCATCTGATCTTTGCTTTGCCACATTTCGGGCAGTAGCCGGGTTGGAAATAGCCGCCGCTGTGGTGCATCCGGACGCTTTCCCATTTCCACTTGTGCCAACAGAATTTCATTTCTGTTCTCCCTCACTAGCAGGGGCGCGGCGGTTCCATGCATCAATCGCTTCCGTAACACTTTCGTCGTTCCATCCACCTTCAGCGCCGCATACTTGGCACTCAACGTAGAAGCTTTTAAAGCGCAGGCATACATCAGCACTCCCGCAAAACGGACAAGGCTTCAGTTCGCTCACGATTCCTCCTTATTACTAGCAGGGGCGCGGCGCTCGAAGTAATCCCGTGCGTAGGCCCATGCGATTTGAAACGTATAAGCGTCGGTGTTGTGGCCGCGCGCACGAGAGTCGGCGAACGCCGCTTCCCATCCCGTAAGAGGATCGTCTTTCAGTCGAAAGAAGCATGACAGTAGGCTCACGATCCTTCCTCCTGACGTTGGGAGAGGGCAGACCCGACCATATTCGGATCACGCAAATCCCTTTCCAATCCGCTGACGGCATCAGCGACATCCAGATACGTCAAATACTTCAGCGCACATTCCCGAAGTCTCGCGTTATCCGCAGCAGCGTCTTCGATAGCGGCGCGGAGTTCGGTGACGGTTTGGCCGACGAACGCCGGCACTTCGTCGGGGCTTCCCACAGCTGCGCCGAGCAGCGAATCTGCATAGCCCTCGACAAACGCCTTATCGCGGCATTCGGCAACTGTCGCCATTAGCGTCTCGACCTCCTGTTTGCTGACTTCGAGAGCGGCGAGCAAGGTGTCGATGGCGTCAGCGGCTTCTGTGCACGTGGTCAGGTCCATCGCGCGCAGACGTGTTGCCATGAACCGCATCTTTTCGGTGTCGATCATGATTCCTCCTGGCGTTGGGAGAGGGCAGCGTATTGATCACAGTCTCGCGCCAGTTCAAACGGCTTTTTGTTCATGCGGTGCATATAACCCCACCACTTGCGCCACAGTTCGGCATCCCGCTTATCCGCAGCAGCGGCTTCGAGAGCGGCGAGCAAGGTGTCGATGGCGTCGGCGGCTTTTGCATAGTCGTCCCTTACCCAGGGATTACTCTGCACGCTAGGGCTTGAGCGACGTCGGAAAATCGCCGCCAGCGCTTTCATCTTCTCGGTGTCGATCGTCATTTACCAACTCACAATTGCGTACATGTTCACAAACTGCCGCTCTTCGTAAAAGAATTCGAGCTTGTATCCGAACTCCTTCAGGATTTTCTCGGCTTCCTTCCATGCCGCGGCGCGCGCGTAGCCAACGTTCGCCCACCAGTCATGCAGGATGATTTGCCTCTGCTTCTTTTCGGCTGCGGCGCGGATAAGCGGCTCAAGCGCCTCGACTCGCTCGCGAATCGTCGGGCCGGCCAGTTCTCTCGCTTCAGATGCTGGTATCACGGCTTCTCTCCATTCTCGCTATTGGGGGCGGTCTTGAGCTTGCCGCCGCACCCATGACAGAACAGCATCCGGTTTTCGACCGGGCCGCCATCGATGAACGACCACGACTCACCGCAGGACGATTCCCAAATACCGTTTTCTACGTCGTCGCACTTCCACTCGCACTCCCTGTCGGGCGTGGTGCGGCGAGCGGCGGCTAGTTCTTCGAGCACTTGTACATATGCTCCGACGAGCTCGCGCCGAGCATCAACCCTCTCGGAACTTGTGGCCGATCCAAGCAGGTTGTTGATCAAATCTCGAATCTCGATCACCTTGTTTCCCATCTCGCGCTCATCCATGGTGCTTCTCCTTGAGGCCGCGCCAAGCGCAATCCTGAAACATACAAATTTGCGCAGGATCGTCGATATATACCCACCACGTGCCATTCCATATTCGAAGTTGAGGCGCGCTTGGATATCCGAAAAACCTCGTTTCGTAAATCCCTTTGTGTATAGGTTTGATGTAGTGCGGAAACCACTCCGTCAGCATGTCATCGGTGATCTTCATTGACCCTCCCATTCGAGCGCGTCATAGCGGCCCGTAAGGACGCGCCATGCGAGGCGCAGGCGACGGAATCTCCACGGGCCGCGCGGGACAGCTAGCGGGCGACATGCCACCCATCGTCCATTGGCCAGGGCAGCGGTATCGGGATCGCGAAGTTCGTCAGCGTGGATGAGATTCGGTGTCTTCATGATTCGCTCCCTAAGCGTCGTTGAACAAACCGATGCACACCACACAATCGCCAGCATCAGTGAACCAGCGCTTACAGCAACAGACTGAGCAGTGACGAATCATGATTTGCTCCGGTTGATGGTGTAAAGAGCGCGCACGCCGTGGCTTTCTGCGTACTGTTTTTCCTGAAGACGCTTTGCCGTTTCAGGATTGCAATTGATCCAATCCCCCTCATACCCGCACGTGCGGACACGGTATTGCCACTGCGCCTCCCCGCAAACCCTCTCCAGAACCGCGGATTCGATGGCGCGGGCTAACTGTTCTAGCGTCAGAAGCCCGAATGTGTACCGCCGCATATCAACGTAATCGGAGTGCTCGTACTTCATGCAGATGCGATGTGCGAGAGCTTCGACTTCCTCGCGCGACAGAATCGGCTCGTTCATGATGCTTCTCCTGCGCGGGCGCTCGTCCATGACTGACCGTGCCGCACGCGCCAAACAGTTTTGAAAGCCACCCCGAAAGCGCGGGCTAGCGTGGCGGTCGAAATGTTGCTGCCACGGATGACCTCGACCAATTCATCGTTGAGCCGATGCCATGCGTTGCGCGTTCCGGCCGCTACGGGCGTTTCGTCTCGATGGCATTTGATGCAGAGCCATTCGACATCAAGAGGCTTCGAATAATCGTGGTGGTGAGCCTGAATCGGCGAACGACCGTCGCGATATGGCGCCGGGATTTCTCCGCATTTCTGGCAAGTGGTGGGTCGAACCAAGGATCCGTCATCAATAGCAGCCCGCACGATTCGCTTGGCGCGATCCTTTTCTTGCTGGGTGGCCTCAGTCATGCTTGGCTCCTTTGAGAAGGGCGTGGAGCGCATGCGAAAGCGCCTTCAACCCCTCTGCTGACGAGTCATTGCCGGTCGCGCGGCACAGGTCCTCTGCCTGCTCCAGCGCGCCGAAATTACCGCCAAGAACGTCGCGCATTTCTGACGTCAGCCCCTCCCGAGCGTCTGCCTGCGCGGCCGCAATGAACTTGTTCCATTCGTCATCGGCGGCATGCAGCGCCTCAATCGACGGAAAGGAAAACCGCATAGCGAAACCCTGCTTTGCCGGATCAGGATCGCCGCTAACCTCGGTGACGCGGAACGCATTGCGCATCATCGGCAAATCGCGTATCTCTGCTGGGGCGTCTGCCTGCGCGGGATGCTGCGGGGCGGCCTCGAGCATGGCGCGGTACGTGCTCGCCCACGTGGGCTGAAACATCGTCTGGTCGTGGTTGTTCGCTGCTGCGCGCATTTCTTCGGTCAACTCGACCGGCACGAGCTTCCATCCGTCCGGGATCGCCACCGGTTCCGCCGCCTGCGCGGGGACGATCTTGCCGAGCGCGATCGAATAGTTCTCAGCCAGTCGCGCGCCTGGTGCGCCGGCATGCTCGATCATGTCGCGCTTCTTGGCGTCGGAGATGCAGTCTCGCGGATCGTCAATGCGCATCCATGCGACAGCCGCCCCTTTCGCCCCCGTCTCGTTGGCAGATGCGGCGCGGGCTTGCCAGCCACGCCATGCTCGTTGCGTGTTCCAATCGTCGTAATTGTCGAGGTCATCTCGCGCGAGGTCGGGCGTCGAATCGAGAACTCCGGTTTGCATCCACGCCTCGAACGCCGCCCGCTCGTCCGCCGGCGCGGGTGCGGTTGGTGCCATCGCAGCGTCCATTACGGCATTCACCGCACGTATCGTTCGATAAAGGTTGTCCTCCAGCGACGCGCCGAACCCTTCGAGCGATTCATTGGTCGCGACGCCAAGTCGGACCATCAGCGCGCGGAGCTTTTCGAGGCAGTCAACGCCAACGTCGATCGGCGCTGCTGTGGGCTGCGAAGAACAGCGCTCGACGAAATCGATCACTTCGCCTAGCAACCGATACCGGCATGCAGCATCGTGATAATGCGGATCGGGCGTCTTCGTCAGGCAAGTGCAGCTTGCAGTTTGAGCCATCATTAAAGCGTGGGTATGTTGGCCCGTCAGCACATCAGCGCGGCTCTTATCGGTGGTCATAATTGGTATCCAAAAAAGTAGCCCCTGTGTTAGCGGGCTAAACGGGGATTAAATCGCTGCGAACTCGACTCCAAGCGTTTCCACTGCATACAGTTCGATCATCGTCACGTAACGCTGGAAGGTTTCTTTGTCCATCTGGCTTGTGCTCATCGGCGTCAACCCAGCGGGTCCGTCTTCCTTCGGTGCGAACTGTTCCCTGAAATACGTGTGCCATGCCTCGCGGCTGAAGCGCTTTCCATCGACGTAGGCTTGACTGGATATTTCTTCCAGAAGCGCCCAATATCGGGCGTTTGCCTGTGTACTGCGCTTTGCTTGATATTCGTCTACCGTGACCATCAGAGGCCTTCCGGCTGCGGCCATGGGTCCAGCAAGCGACTTGATGTAACTGACGAGTGCGTGACCGTGCTCAGGTGCACGGAGGACGAAGATCTTCATGCATGCTCCTCAGCGATGGTTTGAACAATCTGATCGAAGTAGACACGGGCTGCGTCTACCTTCCGCTTGATCTGATCTTCCAATGCCCGGTCGCGCTTATATGGCACGCGAGTCACGCGCAGCACCGGATCAATGTGATCGACGTAATGTAGGTCTTCCGGTTCGTATCGGATCAGTTCGTCCGGAGTCGTCACCAAGCAATAGTCGATTTCGAATTCATCGCAATTCCACAGCATCATGTATCCGCGTCCCTGCCATTCGTAATCCTTGTCCCTCCCGGCAAAGACGGTTGCCGGAAAGGTTGCGAGCGACCACGGCGCTTTGATATCGTGGATGCGCGTTCCGGTGTAGATGTCGCACTCCCCAGTAATCCAATCGTTTTCGCGACGCTCAGTATTCTTGGTGAAGTTCGAGAATAGGACTTCGTTAAGCAGTTCAATGCATGCCTGTTCTACGATGATCCCTTTTTCCATTTCCTTCGAACTGACTTCCTTCGTGTACTGATAAACGAATTCCTTAGCCAGTTCTTCGATGTGCGTCTTTGCACCGACAGACAGAATCTCATCCTTTGACTTCGGCTCGGTCATGATTTTGCTCAGGGAGGAGCAGCGCATTTTGAACATTATTCCTCCACGGCAGCTTTGATGGCTTCATCTACGCGCTTATTCTGCGCGTCCGTCAGATCGAATTGTGCGCGCAATTTTTCAGTCGTGTACTCGCCTCGTAAAATCGACTTGATTGCATTCTCCAATCGGTCATCAGCAATCGGTCGACGACGCTTGGCGGGTGGAGTGGGGCGAATTCGCAGACATTCGACCATTTCTCCGAATGCTTTCGTGGTGCTAGCAAACAGAGTGATCTCCTTACCGGCCCATTCCTCGATGTAGGGGCCGTACATCTTGTGGATGGTCTTCGAGTTCGTGACGTTCAGAATCAGCGGCTTTTGCCCCACCAAGTGGGCTACTGTGCAAACCTCCTTTTTTCCGTCTGCTCCGGTGACCTGCTCGCTCTGAACATAGTCAATCGTCACGGTTAGATCCTCCCCCGGGGTCAGGGCGTATGCTCCGATGTAATCCGGATTGATTAGCTTCTTCCAATGTGTTTTCGTGTCCATTTCGGCTCCTTGCGCCGCATTTCCGACATAGATTGTTAATGCATTTCTCTGTTTGTGACTCAAATGCTTGAAGTGTGTCGGCCGCGAGCCATGTCGGACCGTCATCGGTGCTCACGTCTGGCTCCGATGTGCAGCAGCTTGGTCGACGTATGGTGGGTCAGCAGGAACGATTAACGACCTGACAATCAGAAGAAAGAGGGCTATCGCAATCCACAACACGATCAGTTCGCCCACATTTCTCGCAAGGTTTCTCCAATCGACTTTCATCCGAGGCTCCTCAGGTAGGGGCCGCCAAGGTCCGCAGCGAACCAGAGAGCGCCGATCGCCACGCCGTATACGACCGCCCATAGCGACCCTTCGATCACGTAGCGCAGGCGCGATACAGGCGATGGCTTGTAATCGCGCAATACAGGCGATAGGCTGTTGAGAGGGGTGCGCATGGTCAGTACTCCCGGCGCTGGAAGGCCGTCAGCGCGTCGGTCGCGAGCTGCTGGTCCGCGACGCTCGCCATGATCCGGTCGTAGTTCCACGTCGTATCTCGGAACACGCGGCCGTCTTCGAACTCGCACAGGCACGCGATCACGTCGTTCGCGATTTCCTTGTCCTCGTCGGTGACGATCGTGAAGCGGTCGATCGCATCGCGGACGCGGTACGGACCCTCGGACCAGTCGCCGCGCGTCGCCATCATCGCGAGCGCCAAGTCGATGCGCTGATCCTTCGCGCGGAGCGCTTCGAGCACGTCATCCCATGTCGATTCTTCGGGCAACTCGTAGCGCAGCACGATGCGCGCGAGTTCGATGTTCGCCTTCCGTGCTTCGCGCTCTGCCTCTGCGGCGCGCTGGCGCTGCAGCTCGGCCTGCTCGGTCTCGCGCGCTGCGGTCGCGGCGTACTCGTCGTACCGGGCCTTGAGCGTCTCGTACGAGCGCGTTGCGTTGGCGAACCCGTCGTCGGTCTTGATGAAGCGCGCAATGTCGCTGATCCAGCCCGCGTTGCACGTGACGTTCTTCGGGTAGCGCGAACGCGATTTCGTGTCGCGCTCGGTCCATGACTTCGGCATGCCGATTTCTTCCATGAACGCGCGGACGCGATCAGCCGTACCTTTGTTGCGCTCGATGGCTTCGAGGTTCGCCTCGTGTAGCGCGACATCCTTTGCGCGTGCTGCTTCTAGCTGCGCCAGCGCGTAGTCGGCGATCGCCTTTGACGTAGGCGTGCGGTAGGTCGACAACGAGCTTGCGTAGCTCTGCGGGCTCGCCATGCACTTGTTGACGAAGCCGCATTGCTCGACGGGCATGATCTTGCGGTCGGTGCTCACAGGGCGCCTCCATTGATCGTGAAGTGCCGCACCGGCTCCGGCACCTTCTTCCGGCCGGCTTTGATCAGCGCCGCGTCGATGGATGTGCGCAGGAGGGACGGGATCAGGGCCTTGCCGGCGTCAGCGTCGGCCGCCAGCATTTCGAGGACCATCAGCGCGTCGGCCTCGACGCCCGGAGCGAAGATGGCTTTCGCCTCCTGCACCAGCTTCAGCGCACGCTCTTTCATCCAGTACGCGTCGTGCTCGTAGCTCGGATCGCCGCGGTACCAGCAATCGACTGCCGAAATTTCCGTTTCGAGCCAGTCGAAGACGGACGGCTGTTCGTTGATCTCGTTCATGCTTCACCTCGCGCGCGGAGCATGGAGTCGGCCTTTCGAGCCTCTCGCCAAATTCGATGAGCGGCGCTACTGCACGACTTGCACCAGCTTTTCAGTTTCATTTCACCGCTGCGCCCGCGATCTGCGCTGAACATCGCGAAGGGGAGTTCCGTCAGGCAATGCGGACAGAATTTGTGACCGGGCTTCAGCTCGCGGTATGTGTCTCCCGGCATAAATGCATGTCGCGTATTGCAGGACCGGCATACCAGTCCGAATGTGCCGTCCCGATAATGCTGAAGCGTCACGACAGCGCATCGGTCATCGACGCTAAGCCACGTCATGAGGCGGCCGCAGTCCCGGCATTTGTTATCTGGATGCACAAGCGCCTGAAGCTGATCGATTGTCGGCACCGCTTTCCCGTTGCGCTTTGCTCCGACTCGCATCTGGCCGAACCGATAGTGCATAGCGCAGAGCCATTGATGACCCTGATAGCGAGCCGCGATATATCCGCAGCGTGCGCACTCGTGCCGGTCGGCCGGGCCGCCGTCGTTGATCTTGTCCATGTGGTCTCTCTATATGGTGTTCAGTTACTCTGATATATCCGCTTCGCCCAACCTGCCGCGCCCTCAAAAGTACGGAAGGGCAGGCAGAGATCGCCATCGATGCGCGCTATCCAGAATCCAAAGCGCATGTAGAGGTGGGCTTTCATGTCATATCCTTCGTAATGCTTACTGCTCTGTAGGGAGAGGGCCGGTGCTGATCTCCGGCTTGATCGGCCGTTGCATCCGACCCGGCGCACGACTCGAACGTGCTTAACACCCAACCGTGCGCATCAGCCTGCGCATTCCCCTCCCTGCAAAGTAGTCACCACCAAACCATCCACTTCGCGTCCCACGGAATCGTCACGTCATGGTCTTTTATCCGATGACCATCAGAGCAGACGTATTCCACGACAATCATCATGGCAAATTGAAGTGGTATGAACGTAGCTACATAGCCGGTCTTCATGTCACACCTCTGCTCGATCCCGTGCGGACTGCTCCGCGATCTGCTCGTTCATCGTGTCGATCTCACGCTTCACAACTCGATCGAATGCGTCCCATACAATCCGGCCGATCAGCACCAAATTCGCGTTCGTGTCGTTCTCGATCAACAACTCGAACAGCCGGGTTTCGGCCTTGTTGCAGGCGTCCAGCTCGTCGTAAAGCTCATGACGGGCTATCGTCTTTCCGACTTCGCGTTCCAGCGCCGCGGGGTCGACCGTAAAGCCGGCGTGGAAGGTATTGATGAGCGCGGACATGTCAGACTCCGGTAGCTTTTGCGATAGCTGCGTGCGCTTCCCCGTACTGGACGTTATGCTCTGGATCCCAGCCCATCACGTCACAGATTGAATTCCACATGTCAGTCATTCTCTTTAGAGATTCGAGCAGTTCCGGCGCGGCAGCGATCAGACGCGCGTTTGCTTCGTTGCAATGGATTTCTCCGGACAGAATCCTTTCATCGTTCCCGTCCACAAGCCACGGAGCTTGTTGTGCCGGGTCGTAGTTCCATACCGTATCGTCCCAGTGCCACGGCCCCGGAGTGAATTTCGATTCGTTCATGATTACCTCCGACCCATCCCACCCGAAGCAGCCCCAGCACCATTCCCACTAGCACCACGACCACCACCATTCCCGTTATGACCCATCCCCCCAGCCGTAGCGCTACGTCCACCTCGGACACCGACAGAAGCCGATTGACCGCCATTCCCGCCGATCCCGTGGTCGACCCACGTAGTCGGTTGAGAACTGCACGCCACTAGGGCGATCAGTAAGAGTGCGGCAGCGTATTTCATGGTGTTCTCCGAATGGCCCGGGGGCTCAGTCCTTCAGGTACTCGATGCCATCGAGCGGGTGATAGTTGTTCGAGTGCTTCTGGCCGTCGAGACGGATACGGAGATACTGGCCATCCGTGCCGGTGATGACGCCGGGCTTTCCATACGCGACGACACGTTGGCCGCGTTTGAAGTCAACCCCGTAGTACTGCTTGATGTAGTCGGAACTCATGGTCTTTCTCCTGTAGCGGGAGCAGTTGTTAGGCGACGTCCAGTTTGCGCAGAACGTCGCGTGCGCCGATGTAAGCCGCATATGCTTTCTGCGCTTTCAGCTCCGCGCTCAGATTTGGCAGATCGGCCAATATCGGCTTTCCGGCTTCGGCCATCGCGAGCAGTGCGGCAGCAAGTTCGGAATATGTCGGCAGCCCCGCGTTGTTCAGATATGCGTCTGCGTTGGCGATTGCTTCGGTCTTTGCGTTCACGGGCGTTCCCCTTCGTAGTTGCGTTGTTCGTCTGTCGTGACGTTGTGCTTCCATGGCTCAAATATAGGCGCATCTATATCGCATGTCAATAGGGAAATCTATATTTTTTGAGGGCGCAAAAAAGCCCGCTGCTGCGGGCTCTCTTATGCGGGGAGGGAGAAAGTTTAGCTGCCTCGACCCATGCCACCAGAAGCAGCGCCTCGACCGTTACCCGAAGCGCCGCGGCCTCCCGAAGATGCGCCGCTAGGACCGTTCCCTGCGCCGCCAGCGGCTTGATGGTCTTGGGTATTCCATACGCCACCAACCCCGACTGCTGGCGTGTGAGGGACGTCTGTTGCGCACGCTGCCAACCCCAGACAGGCAGCGATGATGATTGGTCTCATGGTCTATGTCCTTCTAGGAATTTTTATCTCGGATAGGATATCAGCCACTTTGATGATGTATTCGGCGATAGAAGATAGGTCCTCGTAAAGTTTCTGGTTGTCAGATGGAAGGCTTTTCCCTCGCGCAGCCTTCCTGTAGTCATCAAGTCTTGTTACTACTGGACTTGTTTTCAGGTTTTGCATGTCTGGTAACCTCTGGCCGAAGGTTTTGAAGGCGCTCCGCCACCTCTCTGTTCAGATCGTGGAAGGGCGAAACATCCCCACCGTATGAACGTTCGATCTGAGCATAAAGACCGGGTAAACCCTTGGCCAGCTGTATAGCCCTATCTATTTCTATTTGTACGACCTGTAACTGCGCGATTACACGGGAGATTTCTCCCAAAACGTTTGCTTCGGTAATTTCTTTCGTAGTGTTTACACCTACGCCGACTGATGGCGCTTCTCGGTCACCTTTACCGGTTGCGAGCCATTCGGGGCGTACCCCGAGCGCTATTGCTAGGTCTATGAGGCTCGACGTGCTGTCACTATGACCGTTCTCTAGGTCAGAAAGGGTGGGCTGGGTAATTCCGGCCTTGCGCGCAAGCTCAACCTGCGTCATCCCCGCATCCTTGCGGGCGGCACGGATCCGTGATCCTAGTTTGTTCATGAGCGCATTCTTGCCCAAATCTATATCGATTCGCCTATTGACTAAAAATATAGGGTGATCTATATTGGTGCTAAGTGGATCAACGGATGCAGACATGGAACCCAACGTTCAAGACATGGTGAACACGCTGCTGGGTCGCGGGATGACCCAGAAGGCTATTGCCGACTATCTCAAGTGCAGCCAGCCCACTGTTTCCGACATGGCGGCAGGAAAGGTCGGGAAGCATCGGCCGACGTATCAGATCGTGCGCGGGCTCGAAGAACTGCTGGCTGAGAAGGTCGCGTAAGCACTTCATTTTTTACAAGGCGTCGTTAGGACGCCTTAAATTTCCGCGTTGCAGCACGTGGAACGCTACGTGGAACACCAGAAACTTTCGAAGAAGAACAAGGGAGTATCGATGCAGACCGAGATTCCGGTTTTTCAGGCGGTCAAGGAGCCTGACTGGATAGCCGAGTATTTGATTGGCCGCTTGCGCAACGAGCACGATGCCGTGCTGCTTTGCTGGAACAAGCGGCGAGTCAAGTATTCGATGAGCGACGCCGCGGCGCTGTTGGGCCTACCGAAGTCGCATCTGTCGAACATCTTGGCTGGGAAGAAGTACCTGCCTTACGACATGCGGGTTCGGTTCCAGCAGTTCTGCGGGAACTATGCGATCCGTCAGTACGAGGACAAGGTATTCGGCTTCAAGACCATCGTTGAGACGCCGCAGGAACGGGAGCTTCGAGAGCTTCGCGCGAAGGTGGCGGCATTGGAGGCAGCGGCATGAACTGCAAACCGGGTGATCTTGCAATTATTGTTTGGTCGCACTGCCCAGAAAATATCGGGCGCATTGTGGAAGTTATAAGACCTGCAATCCGCGGGATCGATTTCTTCGCAGGGGAAACTGGAAATCTCATTACGTGGGTCGTCAAAGCTGATCGCCCATTGGTCAGACGAGGGCCGCACTACGAGCCGATTCCTCCCGCGTATGAGAGGTCTTACCTAGACGACTGTTTGCGCCCCGTTACCGGCCTCCCCATCACCGACGACGTAACCGATGAGGTGACGATATGAGGTGCGTACTTCTCGGTGGCTTAATTTGGGGCTTGTTGGCCGTTGTGATGGCCACGGCTGGCCTCACCATCTCGACATGGCAATGGTGGGCGATATTTGCGCTCGTTCTTCTCTACGCAATCAATGTGGTGAGCTGATGACACCCCTTCTCGGAGCATTCCTAGCGTGGAGCGCCCTGATTGTCGGGCTGTTCGGGTTGTTGGTTTGGCTGATGCGGAAGTGAGCTAATGCACGCCTACTATCACCACATTGGTGATTACCGGAAAGACACGGCCCACCTGTCGCTGGTGGAGCACGGGATCTACCGGCAGTTGCTCGATACGTACTACCTCGATGAGAGGCCTCTGACGCTCGACCATGCGAAGCTTATGCGATCGCATTCCGTTCGCAGTGCAGACGAAGTGCGCGCGTTCGAAAACGTATTGCAGGACTTCTTTGTGCGCACCGAAGAAGGGTATGTGCACAAGCGTTGTGAGAGTGAAATCGCGCAGTTTAAGGCCAAGTCTGACAGTGCATCGAGGTCCGCAAAGGCCCGCTGGGCAAAGCAGAGAAGCGGTGGCAATGCAAACGCAATGCGAACGCATAGCGAAGGCAATGCTAACCAGCAACCAGAAACCACAGATTCTTATCCTTCGGATAAGAAAAAGCAGCGCGTTCCGCGCTTTGATGCCCGAGGCTTTTTGTTGGCAAACGGAGCATCCGAAAAGACGGTCGACGCGTGGCTTGAGATTCGCAAGGGCAAGCGGCTTAAGCAAACCGACGTCGCAATGGAGAGCACCGTCGACGAGGCGCGTAAAGCGGGCATGACGTTGGAGGCGGCTTTGACGCTCTGCTGCAAGCGCGGATGGGGTGGGTTCGATGCGGCATGGGTCAGTGGCCGAAGTCCACCGCCGAATTTTCAGGATCGCAACGACAAAACGATCGCAGGGCTAACGGGTTGGGACAGAACGACGTATGAACCAGATGACCGAACCATCGATGTATGAACGGCCTGAGCGCCCCGAGTGGCCGCTCAACGCGCTGCCGAAGCATTGGATCGCGGCACTGTTCTCGAAGATGAATGCCTTCTACGGTTCGAAGTTCGCTGCGATGTGGAGCAGTTCGAATCCGGAGGAAGTCCAGAAAGCGTGGGCGGTTGAACTGGCGAAGTTGTCACGCGAGCAGCTGAAGGCGGGGAGCGATTCCCTTACTGCATTTGCCAAGCCGCCGACGCTTCCGGAGTTCGTGGCGCATTGCAAACAGCGGCGTGCCGAGCAAGCGGCATCGGTCACACCGAGGCTCGCCGATGAGAAGCGGGCCGATCAAGCCACAGTCGATGAAAACCTTGGGCGCATCCGCCAGTTTGGCAATCGGGTCATGGCGAATACTCCCACGGCAGAGTGGGCCTACACGCTCGTAATGCGCGGCAAATCGGCAAGCGGTGCGGCGCTTCCGTTCGAGGTTCTGCGTTGCGCGACGGACGCGATTACGTCTCAGGCCGGACGTCTCGTAATCGACAACTGCATCGACCCTGAACTCAAGCGGCAATACGACGACATTCGGCAAGCGGTCATTGACGACTACCGGATGCGCGGAATGAGGCTTTGGGACGTGCGATGAATCGAGTTCTTAAGCCCAAGCGCTGCCGCATCTGCGCTCGCGAATTTACGCCGATCAGCAGCATGTCGAAGGTGTGCTCGGTGCCGTGCTCGCTGCAATTCGCGCGGAATGTTGCAAAGCGGAAAGCAGATCGGGAAGTCCGCGAGGCTCGGCAGAAGGCAAAGAGCCGCGGAGATCACTTGGCCGATCTTCAGGACGCGTTTAACGCATGGATCCGCCTACGTGATGCGGGGCAGCCGTGCATTTCATGCGGACGGATGCACAAGGGGCGCTGGCACGCCGGGCATTACCGCTCAGTTGGATCGGCACCGGAACTTCGGTTCGAGCCGCTGAACGTCCACCTCCAATGCGCACCGTGCAACCTTTACCTCTCGGGGAACCTGACCGCATACCGAATCAACCTCATCGAGAAAATCGGTCTCGAAAAGGTCGAGTGGCTCGAAGGCAAGCACGAGCCGCTCAAGCTCACGATGCAGCAGATTGAGCAGATGAAGAAGTTCTACCGCGCCGCATCCCGGCGACTCAAAAAGGAGATGTGAAATGGGTCCGATGATTACGAACAACTTTATGGCGGAAGGGTGCACTCAGAAAAATAATGCCGGTATGCAAGGCAATATCAATAAGCCGCTGCCAGCAGAGACGGTTACATCGCTGTCAGAAGAGGCTCATTCTAGGATCAATGAGCTTGCGCAAGAGATCGAACGGCTTGGAGAAGCGTTATATCCCGTTCGATGTGCCACTGACGAAGGTGTGCTCGGTCAGGCCGAACAAAGCCACGATGACTATCCCAAATGTATTCAGAGCCTCCGAATTCTTGTCCAGCGCATCTCTCATCTGTCTCAAAAAGTAAGAACCATCTACGCGGAAGTTCGCGTTTAATTAGGGACAAAGAGTGGAAGGTAAAAAGGAGGCGCGGCAATGGGATATCGCCATTGGACTAAGGAAGAGGATGAAATCGTCCTTCAGATTTACTACAGCCGCAAGACAATCAAGGCTTGCATGCATTTGCTACCGGGCAGATCGGAATGTGCAATAGCGCATCGTCCGATCACACTGGGCTTGCCTCCGCGTCGGAAAGTATCTCCCCCCTATCAAAGCTGGATTCGCGAGGCGATCGAGCGTGAGTTGCGTGATACCGGGCCTCTGACCGCTCTTCAGCTAACCAAGAAGCTAGGCGCATCTTATGGACGCGTACGCCGGCATCTCTATGACGGCCGGGGAACGTCGGTGCACGTGGTTGGGTACAGCAGAGTCTACGAGCGCGGGACAGCATCCCCCATATGGGGAATTGGCCCCGGCGAGGATGCGCCCAAACCGCCTCGGCTTTCTAAGGAAGAGCTTCTGCGCCGTCAACGGGTCAAGCGAGCCGCACAAAGCGGAAGGATCAACCCCTTCGCCGTAGCCGCCGGCATGGTGAATCCGACGTCTACCGGTACTGGCCGCGTCTATTCGCAAGACATGACAATTCATCTGCATGACGAATTGGAGGAAGCATGAAACCGGCACATCTTGAGCAAGACAAGAACCGCCTTGAGCGAATCTGGGACGAGATTCAAGCGCTGAATCGGGCGGCTGGGCCGTGGGGGATTTTCGGACAGCGAAAGGAGGCGTAATGAAGATCCAAATCAATTTGGGATGGCTATTTCTACTGTTTCTGGCGCTGAAGCTGATGGGGTATATCGACTGGTCATGGTGGTGGGTGACTGCGCCTCTTTGGATTCCGATAGCCGTTGTCCTAGGGGGGTTGGCGATCGCCGGGATAATTCTGATATTCGCCGCAGCTGCCGCTGCATTAGGGAAGGTGGTTTGATGCTGGCAGTGCTGGAGCCATACACACCAACAGCGGGGATCCCCATGTACGACGAGATCGACGACCTTCTAGCCGACTGGTACGACTGGCAGCAATCCTACCGGCCGAAGCTCGGTTACGGGCGCGCCGATCCGGCGTGCAGGGACTACCGTTCCCGCGGCACCGATTCTGACGATTTGGCCGACATTGCAGAGGCGAGATCGCGGAAGGTGATTTGCGAAGCCGTCGACGCCTGCGTATCGAAGCTAGCGCTTCCGGCTCGGATCGCCATTCAGACCGAAATGCGAAACCGATTCGTCGGCGCTCGCGTGTGGGGATCAAGCCGTGCGACCGAAATCGGATATGTCGAAGCCAAGGATCTGTTGCGTCCAATCCTCGAAGCAAGAGATTTAATCCAACCCCTTGTAAACACCAAAAAAAGGGCGTAGAGTATCTGGTGTGGGCGGGGAAGTTGCGCCCAGAGAAAACCGAATCGAATCATGAAGCCCGCTAGGCAAGCCGCCAGCGGGCTTTTTGCTTTCACGCATGCCGATTGAGCGCTGATACTGCAAGCCAAGCCTGCTGCGACACGCGGCGGGAAAGCCGGCCAGCCTTGGGACTGCACAGGCAGTCGGCAGCCGTGAAAGAAGGAGCCGCAATCCTTAACTGCGGTGACGGGCGGAGAAAATTAGCGTGCCGCCGCCTGACCGGCGTAACCGGTCCTCTCACGCATGGCGATGACAGGGTTCGAATCCCGGTGTACGGGCTGAATGCCTTCGACGCGCATACGGTTGCCGTCGCCAGCCGTGAGAGCGAATGCGCAGGCTGATGCGCTGATGAAACAAGACGCTGGACGATTATGTCGGACGATGCGAATGCCGGAGATCAGCACCGGCCGCTCTCACCAAATGTGATATGGAGCCCTAAATGGCAAAGCTCAGTTCCGCAGCCCGCGACAAGCTGCCGAAAGGCGAGTTCGCGGGCCCCGATCGTTCGTATCCCGTTCCTGACAAAAGTCACGCAGCCAATGCGAAGGCTCGTGCCACGCAAGCCGTAAAAGCTGGCCGCATGTCGGAAAGTGAGAAGGCAAAGATCGACGCCAAGGCGAACAAGGTTCTGGGCAAGTCGAAGTCGGATCCGAAGAAGGTCGGTGAGCGGCTGGCGACGTACAAGAGCGGTTATTGAAAAAATATCAAAGGAAATCAAACAATGGCACGCGGCGGAAAACGGGCGAATGCCGGTCGACCAGCCGGCGCGCCTAACAAGATCACGATGGACGTAAAACAGTCCATTGAGCGCGTAGCTGAAGGGCTGGGCGGCGCTGAAGGCATGCTTGCTTGGGCCCAATCTGACAAGGCGAACGAGCGCATCTTCTGGTCGAACATCTATCCGCGCATCCTGCCGAAAGAAATCAAGGCCGAAGTCGATGCACAACTCGTGGTGAACGTGCACCGTGGAAATCGACCTGCCGAATAAGTGGCGTCCGCGCCCGTATCAGCAGAAGTTGTGGGATTACCTCGGGAACGGCGGCCGCTATGCGTATCAGATTGCACATCGGCGTTGGGGCAAGGACGAGATCGCGCTTCATAACACGGCCTGCGCTGCGTTTGAGCGCGTGGGTTCTTATTGGCATTTGCTGCCTGAAGCTGCGCATGCACGCAAGGCGATCTGGTCGGCGGTGAATCCGCATACCGGACGTCGACGGATCGATGAGGCGTTTCCGCCCGAGATCAGGAAAACGACTCGCGAGCAAGAGATGTTCATCGAGTTCGTGAACGGCTCCACGTGGCAGGTTGGCGGATCGGATCGGTACAACACGCTTGTTGGCTCATCGCCGGCGGGTGTGGTGTTTTCGGAATGGGCTCTAGCCAATCCTGCTGCATGGGCGTATGTGCGGCCGATCCTGCTGGAAAACGGCGGCTGGGCGATGTTCATTACGACGCCGCGCGGGCATAACCACGCTGAGCGGATGCTGAAGGCCGCGCAGTCGATGCCGGGTGCATTCACTGATGTCTCGATTGCCACGCATACCGGCGTTTTTACCCCCGAAGCATTGGAGCAAGAACGGCAGTCGCTGATTGCGGAATACGGTCCGGACTTCGGGCAATCGATTTTCGATCAGGAATACATGTGCAGCTTCGATGCTGCCGTGATGGGCGCGTATTACACCGCATGGATGGTGCAAGTCCGAGCTGAGAAGCGGATTACGGATATCCCGGTCGATCCGAATCTGCCGGTGAACTTCGCGGCTGACCTTGGACGTACTGACGACACGTCGATCTGGCCGTTTCAGGTGCCGTGGAAAGCAGTGCATGTGCTCGGCTTCCATTCGAGCCACGGTCAGGACGTCGCGTTCTATCTCGACTACATCTGGGGCTGGTTGCAGAAGCGTGGCGCGAAGCTCGGCAAGCTCTATCTGCCGCATGACGCTAAGGCGAAGACGCTCGCCAGCATGGGCAAGAGCGTGCAAGAGCAGTTCATTGAAGGCGTGGAGAAGAACGGGCGAAAGATTCCGGGCCTTGGCTGGGATCACGTCGAAATCGTGCCGTCGCTGAGCGTTCAGGATGGGATTCAGGCGGTTCGAGCGATGTTCCCGCGAGTCTGGTTCGACGCCTCGTGCGATACGGACGACAGCGCCGGTTTCACGGGGCTGGATGCGCTATCCCAATACCGCCGTGAGTTCGATGACGATCGGAAGGTGTTCCGCAATATCCCGCTGCACGACTGGTGTTCCAACCCGGCAGACGGCTTTCGCTATCTCGCAATCGCAGCGCAGGAGGAAAAGGCAGCCAAGCCGCCTCCGCCGCCTCCGAAGTTCCCGCAAGACCTGACCATCGATCAACTGATCGCCCGCTCGCGTGCGCGGCGTCTCGCAGAGGAAGCCTGACATGCAACAGCAATATCCCTTCCAGCCGCGCGGGGCATCCGGCAATCCTCCGGCGGCACAAGCCAGCATTGCCGTCACGACGGCAGTGCAGCAATTGCCGTTGCCTCAGCTGCCGTCCGAAGGCGGCACGATGCGCGTCGTCGTTGATGGCACGTCCAATATCGCATGGACATTCGGAGTTGCTGCTGGTCTCACGATGAACAACGGTGTGCCGATGCTCGGGAATACGGTTGAGTCGTTCTCGATTCCGGCGAGCGTGACGCAGCTGAGCGTCATTGGTGCCGCGACGGGATCGACCCTGCGCGTGGTGGTGGGAGACGGACAATGACGTTCCGAGCTGTAGCGCCGACCGGTACGGCTGCGCCGTCAGGAGCGGCTGGCGGTGATCTGGGCGGCAGCTATCCGAATCCTACCGTCAACAAGGTCAGTGGAACGCTCGCGTCGTATAACGGCGATACGCTCGTTGCGAATGGCGTCCCGGCGATCGTTGCGCAGGCCAATCTGACGAACCAGAGCGCGAACGTTGCGTCGGCCACGCTGTACGCCGTTCCGAGCGCGGAGGGCGGCTTCTACCGAGCTATCTGCTACGCGGTCGAGACGACGGCGGATGCGGCTTCTTCGACGCTTCCCAGCATTGGGATCGGCTGGACTGACTTTGATTCGAGCACGCCGCTGCTGGCTAATCAGGTGTCGTCGACCAATACGGCCAATGCGGTTGGTGCATTCGGCCAGGGCGTGCAGGTGATGTATGTGAAGGGTGGTTCAAACGTCACGTACCAGACGAGCAGCTATGCATCTGGCACGGCCGGCGCAATGAAATACGCCGTCCATATCAAACTCGAACGACTCGGGTAAATCGTGGCAGAACTCGACACCACTGCGCTCGCAACGGTCGATTCCCCGAAGGACTTCGGCCGCGGGCCGGAAGCCGAATATCGCCGTTGGTCGGTGGAACTGGCCCTTGCGAAGAAGCGCATGAAGGACTGGCGCACGCAGGCGAAGAAGGTCTGGGACATCTATCACGGCAAGAGCGTTCAGCGGAAGAAGAACAGTTTCAACTCGCTCTGGGCGAACACGGAAATCCTCGCCCCGTCCGTCTACAACACCCTTCCGACGCCTGATGTACGCCGGCGCTTTGCTCAGCATGACCCGCTCGGGAAGGCTGTTTCCGAAGTCATCAACCGGGCGCTGACGTTCAACGCAGAAACGACGGATTTCAATGCCGAAATTCAGGCCGATATCCTCGACATGCTGATCGTCGGCCGCGGCCTGTCTCGCGTGCGTTATGTGCCCGATCTGGTGCAGGTTGGTGATATCAATCAGACCGGCATTGAGGCGAACGAGACGAATCTTGAGCACGAGGCTCAGGAGGGCGAGCAGAACGAGGAATTGGCGTGGGAAACGGCACCTGTCGAGCACGTCAAGTGGGACAAGTATCTGTGCGGTCCCGGCAGATCGTTCAAGGAAATCCCATGGTGGGCGTTTGAGCACGACTTGACTCGCGATGAGTTGATCGACCGCTTCGGTGAGCAGATCGGCAAGGTCATTCCGCTCAACGGTGGCCCTGCTGATACTGACGTCGAGCTCGAACGGATTAACGACGACCAGTCGCTTGAGCTGTTCAAGACCGCGAAGGTCTGGGAAATCTGGGACAAGGACACGCGCACGGTCAAATGGTTGGCGGACGGCTATATCCATGGGCTGGCGAAGGTCGAACCCGATCCGCTGAAGCTTCAGCAGTTCTTCCCGTTCCCAGCACCGCTATATGCAATCGCCGACTCGGACACGTTCGAGCCGACGATGCTGTACGAGCAGTACAAAGAGCAGGCGGAAGAACTTGACCGAGTCTCGACGCGCATCAACAAGATCATGAGCGGCCTGAAACTGCGCGCGATCTACGATCCGTCGCTTGGTACGCAGGTCGCCGAGTTGTTCCGCGGCGAAGACAACGATCTGATTCCGGCTGACAGCTCGATAAAGCAGCTTTATGAGGCTGGCGGGATTGCTAATGCCATCTGGTGGGCTCCGATCGAGGAGGCTGCGAAGGTACTTGAAGTGCTGCGGCAGCAGCGCGAGCAGTGCAAGCAGGTCATCTACGAGCTGACCGGGCTTGCGGACATCATGCGGGGTGCTTCTGATCCGTCCGAGACGAAGGGCGCTCAGGATCTGAAAGTCGCATTCGGCATGACGCGCCTTTCCCGCATGCAACGAGACGTCCAGCGGTACATCCGTGACCTTTTCGCGCTCCAAGCCGAGATCATTTGCGAGCGGTTCCAGATCGATACGCTGAAGCAGATGACGCAGGTCGAGCTTCCGACCGATGCGCAGGTAATGCCGCAACGCATGCAGTTGATGCAAGCCGCCGTACTGGCGAAATTGCAGGGACAGGACGTGCCGCCGCTGCCGCCGAAGCCCGTTACGTGGGAAGACGTCAAAAAGGCCATGTCGGACGATGCGCAGCGCACGTTCCGCGTCGACATCGAGACCGATTCGACGATCGCGGCGGCCCAGCAGGAGGATGCGAGCGATCTGGCAACGGTCTTGACCGCATTGACGACGCTTGTGAAGGAGGTTGGGCCGCTCGTTCAAATGGGCGTGCTGCCGTTCCCGGCGTTTAAGGAACTCATGCTGATGACGGCCCGCAAATTCCGCATGGGATCGCAGGTCGAGGACACGATAGACCAGATGCAGCCGCCTCCGCCGCATCAGGATCCGAAAGTTCAAGCAGATCTCGCGAAAGCACAGATTCCATTGCAGGTCGAAAACATGCGTCAGCAGGGGAAGATGGCCGAGATCAACGCCAACCTTCAGGCCAAACGCGAAGAAGCCGAGATCGACGCTCAGGTCGCCTACGCGCAGCAGCATGCTCAGGCATTGCAGGCCGAGCAGGAGAATGCGCTGGAAGCGCAGCGCAATCAGCTTCAGGCGCAAAACGAAGCCATGCTCGAACGGCTGCGGATGGAGAACGATGCAGCCATCGAGCGCGTGAAGATGGAAATGCAAGGCCAAATCCAGCTTCTGCTTCAGGCTATGAAGAACCAAAGCGCTATCGAAGTCGCCGAAATCACGACCGGCGCGCAGTTGGAAGCGGCTCAAATCAGCGCTGCACGCGCTGGTTCGGGAGAAGAATGATGCCCCTCTATACCTTCCAGTGTCCGCAGTGCAAACGCTCTGAAACAGCATTCCGCAAGATCGCGGAGCGCAACGAAGCGCCGGAATGTCGGCATGGCGCGGGCGCATTTCGCATGCAACGCATTGTCGAAGCACCCGCTGTGCAGGCCGATTTGCCCGGTTATACGTCGCCGATCGACGGTCGATGGATCGAAGGACGCCGCGCCCGGAATGAAGACCTGAAGCGCAACAACTGCCGTCCGTGGGAAGGCATGGAAACGGAACGCAAAGAGGCGATCAAGCGCGCAGAGGCGGCCGACGCTGAATTTAGCAAGACGATCGAGAGCGGAATCGCCGAGGTCTACAACGGCATGAGCACCGAGAGCCAGCGAGCATTGCAACAGCTATGAAGCCGAACGCACAACAACATACAGCCGCCTTGAGCGGCTTTTTTTACGCCCAAGGAGCCTGAAATGTCGGAAAACGTGACGATCGACGATACCTTGCGAGACACCTACGCGAGCATCATGAGCCGCGGTCAGGAGGGTGATTTCGTGCAAGAAACGGAGACTCCGGAGGTTGAGCAGCAAACCACCGAAGAAACTCCGGAGGTTTCGGACGAAACCACGGAAGTCGAGCAGCAGTCCGAAGAGACGGAGCAGCAGCCCGAGCACACTGAGCAGGAAACGACTGGCTTCCGGCCGCCGTGGAAGAAAGCCGCTCTGGCCGAATGGGAAAAGCTCCCGGAAATGGCGCGCAAAGAAATCGAACGCCGCGAGAACGATTTCCATAAGGGCATCGAGCAATACAAAACCGGCGCTCAGACCGCTCAGGAATGGGAGCGCGCGGTTCAGCCGTACATGGCAACGATTCAGAGTCTTGGTGTAACGCCCCAGCAGGCGGCGACGCATCTGATGGGCGTCGACCATCAATTGCGCTATAGCCCGATGCCGCAGAAGGTCGGAATGCTGCTGCAAATCGCGAACAGCTATGGCGTCGACCTCAATACGCTCGCGAACGGAATTCAACAACTCGCGGGCGAGCAAGTTTGGCAGCAACAGAATCCGGTGGATCCGCGATTGCAACAACTGCAACAGCAGGTCAGCCAACTCACGCAGCATCTCACCACCACGCAGCAACAAGCCAAGATGGCCGAACACTCGGCAATCGATAGCGAAATTGCTGCATTTGCCGCAGATCCGGATCACGAGCATTTCGGGATTCTTCAGCAAGACATGGCTCTGCTTTTGCAGAACGGTCGCGCGAAGACGCTCGAAGATGCTTACGAAATGGCTTTGCGGCAGAACCCGCAGACGTACCAGATTTGGCTCGCTCAACAGCAGCAAGAGTGGGACGCACAGCGGAAAGCGACGGTTGCGAAGGCAAAGCAGGCGGCAGCGAACAACGTCCGGCCCAACGGTCGGGCAAGTGTCGGCAAAGCCCCTCCGGCCAACGAAACCATGGAGCAGACGATCGAGCGCATCGCGCGAGATCAAGGTCTCATCAACTGAATTAGGAGCCCATCATGGCATCTCCCGGTCAGTCGAGCCTGTTCAACGCTTTCACCGAACTGGTATCGACCACGTATCGCAATCACAAGAAGACGGTCTCGGACAACGTGTCCAAGCACAACGCACTCTATCGGCGCATTGCGTCGAAAGGTCGCGTGCGCTTGGAAGACGGCGGTCTGTCGATCGTTTGCCCGCTGGACTACCAAGCGAACTCGACCTACCAGCGCTATAGCGGCTACGATGTGCTGAACATCAACGCCGTCGACGTGCTGACGGCAGCCGAATATCCGTGGCGTCAAGCCGCGGTGAACGTGGCAGCCTCGGGTCTTGAACTTCGCACGAACTCGGGTGCTCAGCGGATCATCAACTTCGTCAAGTCGAAGATCACCAACGCGCAACGTTCGTTCGCGAACGGCCTCTCGGCGGATCTCTATTCGGACGGCACCGCTTCGAACCAGATCAACGGTCTGCAAGCCATTGTCGCGGATAGCGGTGTCGGCACGGTCGGCGGTATCAACGCGTCGTCGTGGGCGTTCTGGCAAAACATCGTCCAGTCGGCCGCGGCACCGATCCAAGGCGGCGGCGCAATCACGCCGAGCCCGACGACGATCGAGTCGCTGATGCTTCCGCTCTGGATCAAGCTGACCCGCGGCTCGGACACGCCGGATCTGATCGTCATGTCCGACGACTACTTCGCGTTCTACGAGCAGTCGCAAACGTCGCTCAAGCGCTATGCGCCGCAAGACAATGGGCAAGGCGGCATGGTGATG